GAACCACAGCCCGCCCACGACGTTCACCGAGGACGAGACGTTAGGCATGTTCTGGTCAATCAGGTAGGGGAAGCCCCACAGCATGTCCGCTTCGCCCTGCTGCGGATTCGGCTGCCACAACGGGTGGCCGAAACCGTCAGTGATAATGCGAAGCTGGGTCAGCGTCAGGTCGTTCATGACCCAACGGCAGGCCCCGCCACCGGGAGCGCCCTGGAAGCCAGTCTCGGCACGAGCACCGGCGCGGTAGGCGGGGTCAACGGACCGCACCATTCCGGCGATGGAGTTGAACGAGACGAGGGACGTTGTACCACCAGCGCCAGCCGCAAGCGGCGTGATCGCGGTGGACGGCGAACCCAGGGTGAACACCTTGTCCGAAGCACCAGCCGCAGGCTGGAAGACCCTCGGGACACCAAGCGCAGCATTGGCGGTGTGAACGCCAGTCAGTGCCCTTGAGGCAGACCCTGCTCCGGTGTGAAGCTCCTGCGCAACGAGCCTGCCGATAGCCTCACCGGCACGGTCATTCACGAAAGAGTCCACGTCAAAGGCAGAGTCCTGGATGATCTGAATGGACGCCAGGATGACGTTGGAGGTCATGGTCCACGCGAAGAGCATGCCCTGACCGAACACGTAGTCCTGGAACCCAGCGCCCTGACCTTCTGTGATGTACGTACCCACGATGGAGGTCGGGTCGTTAGTCGGCCACGGCATCGGCGCACCGGAGTCGGTGGGGATGACGTTGCAGTACTGCAACAGCCCGCCGTACGCCTTCAGAGCGATCTGGAGGTTGTTCCAGAAGCCCTGCGGGATCAGGTAACCACCAGCCGTGGTCACACCGGCACCGGCAGTCTGGAGAGCCGAGGCGTCAAGAGCGGCCACACGGGACTCACCCTCAAGCATGCCACGCTGCTCTTCGTTCAGGCCGCTCAGGCCGCGCTTCAGGAAGGCGCTAAACGCCTCCGAGTACGGGTCCTTCTGACCGTCACGCTGGTCGCGGGAAACGCCACGCTCAGCCGCCTGCTCGTCCTTAGCAGCTTCAGTGCGCTGGTGGCGCTGAACCATTTCCAGGTCCTTCTGAAGCTCGGACAGCCGTACCTCTCGGTCGTCATAAGCCTTACGGTCCTCGGTTGTAATGGTCTCGCCCTTGTCGAGCTTCTCCATCACCGCGACCTGCTCGTTCCACACGTTGGCGCGATCCTCTCGGATGCGCCGCTCGCGCTCACTGATTCCAGGCATTAGTCTTTGCCTTCCACTAGGGCCTTGCGTTCGTTGTGGCGCTGTCGCCACGCATTACGCGCACGCTCTTTAAGCGCTGCGGTCTCTTCCTTGTTCAGGCTGGAAGGCTGGCCCTCCGAGCTTTCGCTCGGGAGTTGAATCCATTTCAGTTCGTTCATGTACTCTTCTCGAAGCTGCTCGTTCCACGTCTCCGAGTCGAACTGGATCGTGATACCGTCGCGTGCTTCCACGACGATAAGCTCTGAGTTCTTTCCGTCTGCGTCCAGCTTGATTCCAAGCTTCTTGGCAGCGCTGGTTACCCTTTTGCTGGCGTCTGATAGCACCGCTCCATCGAGAGTTCCGCCATAGCTCCTGAGATAAAACGAGGCAGACCTTACCTCGCCCTTAGTCTCAAGGGGGAAATCGCCATCGTTCCATCGCTCGCGCTGGTACCAGGCAATAAAGGCATCCAAGCCTGCGCTTTCTACATCGCGCATCGACACCGTAGTGTCGCTATAGGCCGGGAAAGTAACGACGCTAATCTCGCGTACGTTAATCTCGTTGAGGGTACGAAGGGGGATGTCGTCTTCAGTCTCGTAATCCCACGTGTCTGAGACGACCTCGAAAGAGAATGAGCAGCCGCCGTAGTTATTGGCGCGTACATTCTTTACAACGTCTTGTGCATAACTGGTGTCGTTGGGGGTGGCTTCCCACATAGCGCCACGACGACCAGCATGCACTTCCATTGTACCAGCACTTACACGGGCCAATGGACGGGAACTGTCATGATTGTCAAGAAGTACCTGGTCATCATTGCGAATTGTGTTATTCCAGGCCGTTGGCTTAATCGTCTCACGGAAGCCGAAGGGGGCCTTTCCGATCATGGTAGTAGAGTTAAACGGCGCAGCCATGCCGGTGAGCTTGTCGGCCTTAGCCGCAGGAGCAGCCGTACCGATCCTGTACTCAATTCCCATTACTTTTACCTGCCGTTGAGGTTGCGGGTGCGTCGGGTGCGCCTTGGTCTGGAGGCTGAGCGGCAGCCTCAAGGGCCTTCGTGTGCTCGTCCAGCGTGGCCATGTTGAGCGGGAGGATAGGCTCGTCCAGCGTGGCAACAGGCTCGTAGTGCTCCACCAGCCTGACCTCGTTCCTGGTAAGCCAGCCTGCGGTAATGGCGTGGGAGTAAGCCCTGAAGCGCTCTTCCTGCGAACCACGCAGAAGCTGCGAAAGGTCGAACTCAGCGAACTGAGAAGAGACCGGGATAATCTCACGGGAAACGCGCTGAGAGATTCTGTTGGTGTAAGCAGAAATGGTGTAGGAAACGAAGCCGACGTTCTGCTGCTCGATGCCCGTTCCCCACGACGTGGACTTCTCTACGTCACCAACAAGGTGCGGGGGAATGCCGAACATCCTGGCGATTTCTGTGGTCTGCCAGCGACGGGCTTGCAGGAATTGAAGCTGCTCGGGCGGAATGGTCAGCGGCATGAAGGTCGTCTCGGAATCCAGCACCGCGACCTCGGCAGCGTTGTCCACGCCGCCAGAAGACTTCAGCCACCGTGCGCGAATCTGGTCGGCCTGCTTCTGAGAAGCCAGGGGAGCCTTTACCTGCACAACGCCGGAAAGCTGAGTGCCCTTGCTGTAGAACTTCGCAGCCAGCTTGTCAGCCGCCATTGCGGTGCCCAGCGTGCGAGCGCAAGCCTGGATCGGAGAAAGGCCCATGAGTCCGTCGTAGCCGAAACCGGGAATGTGCATAATCTCGAAGGTGGTGAAGATGAGCGGAGGCTGAGTCGCGTCCATATTGCCGTTCTTGTCAAGACGCGTGACCTCGAAGATTTTGTTGCCCTCGAACATCTTGACCGCGACCCTGCGGGGGTCAATGGGAACCAGGTCAATGATGGGACCGGGGATGTCGCCAATACCAGGGGGCCGCAGCTTGAAGATGAAGACATTGCCGTACAGGCAAAGCTGGGCGACCGTCAGTTCCCAAAGCTCATACTGGGTATAGGTCGTGTTGCCATTACCGGGACTGATGATCTGCGGATAGATCGGCGTCTTGGTCTGGCTGTTCTGGTCGATCTTGTAGGCCACCATGGGGCAACCGGCAACGACGGTGGACAGCAGGGCCACGCAACGTAGAACAGTGGGGATGGCCATAGACGTGTCGATGGACACAGGCTGGCCAGCGTCACTAGGCCGCGTGTAGATACTGAAGTCGTCAAGGCCAAGGGCAGAAAGCGGAACGGCAGGATTCTCGAACGGGTTCGGAATCAGGCCAGCGCGGCTCTCCAGCGCAGAGCGGGTGTTGAAGAGGCTCATATTATACTATTCCCCTTCAAACTTCAATATGGCTCCGCAGCTTGGGCATTCTTTCTGAGTCGGCTTCCTGGCACGAAGGTCAGTGGTGAGAGGACCACCGCAACGACGGCATTCGTAAATTACGCCGTACACACTGTCACGGGCATTCCAGGGAGGGTACATCCGCTCTTCGAACCACCGTTCTTATGTGATGACAATTGGAGCAGACGACTTCACATTTCTCAAGCTCTAGCAAAAGAGCAGGCCAGCCAACCCCAAGGCCACCGCGAGTAAGTGTGAACCGCTTAGGCCCGCGTTCAGGAATATGGTCAAATTCAAGCGCCGCAGCATGGTGCCGATAACCACAATCCAAACAACCAACCGTGAGCTTGTAAGCTGCCAGGAACTGATAGCGTTCCTGATGGCGCTCACGAGAATGACGTGCCCGTTCTAGCGGGTCTCGGTATGGCACGCGGCCCCATTATCCCGAAGATTCATGTGGCATTTAGGACACTCGGATTCCGTCACCGTAGTCCCAGGTCCTGCGGTCAGCATGCTGTTGCAGTTCTGGCAGCGAGGCTGGTTCCCGCGCAGGGTGTTCACCCAGTAATAGCCGAGCGTGTCCTTTGGCTTTGTCTCTTCGATGCGCCTTGCCATCTCGGCATAGCTATCTTCTGCGCTGCCTAGGCCCTTGGGGTGCTCGTTCATGGTTGCCTTTCTACGGCCACTATCAGAATGACGCCGCCGAGGATGAGAGCGATAGGTACGCTGTACATTCCGACGCCAACCAGGGCGACCACAAGCCCGGAAAGCTGAACCAGTAGAAGGCGCTCCGCACGTAGTTTCCCATAAACGGTAGATATCTTTCGTTTTACGAAAGCTACGGATCGCAGCACGGCTGGATGAAGTGACAGTTTGGGCAAACCCATTTTGCTTTTACCTCGTTTAGGTCGGCTTGGTTGCACTGGGGACAGATCACCAGACGAAGCCCACTTCAGAAACAGGTTTGCTATGTTTGCGTCCTTCATAATCTTCCCAGATAACGACGCCTTCCATTGGCTGAGTCAGCCAGAATCCGGCGCGATCTGCGGCCATTACCGCAGCAACTGCGAGGTCGATCTTCCTTGGCGAATTGCGTGCGTCCTTAGTGAGTCGAGAACCTCTTGTGTCTGTTTTGAGTTGAGCGTTAGACAAGTGTCTGGCGAGAGACGGGTTCCCGTCGTGCTCGATTTGGTGTCTTGTGACAAGCTCGTAGAACCGCTGCGTAGCAGGACCCATTCGTGTGAGAGTCTGAGGAAAAACAACCACAGGGAGTCCCTCTTCCTCCAACTCTTCTGCCGCGTCGAGCCAGAGGAATTCGTCCCAAGCGATTTCGCGGACCACGTAGTCCCGACACGCTTGTCGGACAGCATCCTTGACTTCGCCCCTGGGCACGCGCCAGTCATGGTCAGCTTTACCTTGTGGCTTCTCCCACAACCCGAGCACTCGAACTTGCGGCGTAGAGTCAACCGAGACAGCAACCAAAGCTGTACAGTCGCCAGAACGACTACCATCAAAGCCGAGCACAACGCCACGAGCAGTAGGACAGAAATCACGATCAGCATTCAGGCACTCATCCCAACTCCCAGCCGGTAGCCATGCCTCGGTCGAGCTAACCCACTGGTTCAGCCTCTTGGTGCGGAACTCGTTCTCGTGAACCCTGCCGAGGACCGACGTGAAGTCGTCAGGGTCGATCAGGTCATCAAAGCCAGGATTGGCAGCGGCCCATACCTTCGGGTCCTTATGGTTCGCCCCTTCCGGAGCACCCCACCAGGCCATGAAGAACGTCGGGTCTTCGACTTCGCCCTTGGCAATCTTCACGCCGCGCTGGTACATGCGGTAGCAGATCGAGTCAAAGCCAGTCTGGTCACTCATTACGCCAGCCGTGGTAATGACGATCAGGAGCGGGTTAATCCTGGTGCCCTGCGCCAGCGCCATTACGTTGTAAAGCTCATCGGTAGGCGCGGCATGCAGTTCGTCGTAGATCACGACCGAGGGATTCAAGCCCTCTTTCGTAAATGCCTCAGAAGAAAGGACTTTGTAAATTGAACCAGTGGCCGTATATTCCAGTGCGTCACGGTATGGTTTAATTATACCACTAAGTTCTTCGTCAAGCTCTACCATCCTCTTAGCAACGCCGAAGACGATGCGGGCCTGGTCCTTATCGGCAGCGCAGGAATAGACCTCCGAGCCGTCAGAGCCCATTACAAGGCCGTGCAGGCCGTAGCTGGAACCGAGGGCGCTCTTGCCGTTCTTACGCGGCAGGCCGATCATGGCCTCGCGGTGCCGGTAGCGCATGTCCTTACGCTTGGCGAACACCGCGCCGGTCACGCTGGCCTGCCAGGGGCGCACCCTGAGCTTGTCGCCAGCGTGGCCACCGAGCGATTCCTTGGTCACCCGGCAGTACCCTTCGATGAACTCTGAAACGTGCGGCCCGCTGCCGCGCTTAACGTCAGCCATCGGGACCGGAGTCATGTACAGGGGAGGGCAACTCATGTAAGCCTCTTTTGCTACAATGTGTGTGAAGGGAGGTAGCCATGCCAGTGCCGATGATCAGCGACGACCGCGAAGTGAGCCGCATGGTGCAAGGCTTCGTGACCGTGCTTGAGATGAAAGACATCCTCGGAGTCACGCGGGAGTACATGTACCGGCTCATGAAGTCCGACCCGAACTTCCCTAAGCCCTGGACTTTCCCGAAGTCCACGTTCAGAATGTGGGAGCGGGGAGAGGTCGT